CCCACTTTCGTGGGGTAAACACTCCGAACCCCAGGAGAGGAATCCCAGTATTTACTGGCTACTTCCTCTACCCCTAAACGGAGTCGGTCCCGTTCCTCAACTCTTACACAAGTCCTAGTCCGCTGCCAGCTCGTGAGTAACGAGCTGGCGGGGACTACGGACGAGATGTCTTGAGAAGAGGAACGGACCCAAATCAAGACTTGCGGCGCTCTATACCTACGTGTAGGTATACAACCGAGCAAGTCTTACAATCCATAAATAAAACTATGAAACAACAAAAACAAACACAAAAACTTTCTTTCAAAAGTCTTCGTGGTCATCTTTGTTGAATTCAAGAGAATTATTTTCTGGACTTTCCTCAGTTTAAGTCGCTCATCGATCCAATTGTAGATAGATTTGAAAAGATCTATACTACAAGAGGACCTGTGGCGGCCGCTGAAGAGATGAAGGCATCTAGGCTATTGTTGACCCGATGAAAATCGGGTCATCCATTAAGTGGTTCGGTTGGTGCCCCATTATCTAAGATTGATGGTCTTCCAAAGGTTTTACCCTTATGGTTTAGACGATCAATCAAAGATGATCCTACACATGATAAATTCAAATGAGCATTGACACTCCTGTCAATCTCACGAATCATCATGGGTGGGAAACCCCTTGATTTCAAGTCAATAACAGATCCTTCGGAAGCTACAAAACTTCCGGAGACATCTGAAATTGCCTTGGCATTAAGGAGTCTGGGGCTAAAACCTATGCCGAAGAAGCCTGAGTGGAAAGGATTCCACTGGACTTCTGCAGCAGGACCTAATGGGATGGCAATAGCCCAGGCGATCACCGATTTGGGTTACCTTCCTGAGTGACTTAAAGAAGATCTTCAGCACATAGGTGGAGACAAGTTTCGAAGGGCCTTGGCAATGGCCGAAAAATTCGCCGATTACTATCCAGCTTTAAACTCTTGATTTTCATCAAAAAGTTTATTGCCGGACGTACCTCGGACGAAATTTATTCGACGTATTGCAATCAAGGCTGACTCCGAAGCCAAGTCTCGACCTTTTGCCATTTTGGATTACTGATCTCAAGCCGCTTTAACGCCTCTGCATGATAGTTTGTACGATATTTTACGGAATTTACCGCAAGATTGTACATTCGATCAGCAGAAAGGGGTGAACGGAATGAGAAAGTTCTCCAAATCGAAGATTTATTCTTTAGATCTGAAATCAGCCACAGACCGTTTTCCGATTGAAATTCAGAAAAGGGTCCTAACGTGACTGATTGACTCAGATTTCGCTGATTCCTGAGTCCGGATAATGGTTAAAGAACCTTTCACATTCGAGGGACATGACCTGTCTTTCAACACAGGTCAACCTCTAGGTGCGAAAAGTTCTTGAGCCATGTTTACATTAGCTCACCATGTTGTAATGGCGATAGCGGCTTCCCGAGTTGGGAGCCCACTATCGAACTATTACATATTGGGAGATGATGTAGTGATCCGAACTAAGAAATTAGCTAACTCATATTTAGGGATCATGAAGGAAATTGGAGTTTCAATATCTCCGGCAAAATCTCATGAAGCAAAAGGCTTCTTCGAATTTGCCAAGACATGAATCTTCAAAGACCAACATGTGAGTGGGTTTCCAGTTAAGGGACTACATACAACAATTCACCAGTACCAACAATTGGTACCGGTGCTGTTGGACGTAGCCCCCCTACGTGGATATCCTCTCCCTTTTATCGAAGGTCGTCTCAACTCTTTCGTGAAGTCCATCACCCGTCTAATGACACCTTACGAGCGATTACAAAATAATCTAACTCGCAAGATGGAATTAGCCATCGCGTTCTGTCTCGGGTGCCGTGAGGACCTGGTATATCAAACGAAATTCGTTGAAATAGCAGATCCTGATCACGTGCGCCCCCTAAACAATCCTAACATTACATTTTTAACAAATGTGATGAAGATTGTCCAGGTTGAGAAAGAACGTGAAGTTCTCAAACTCCGGAAGTTCTGTCGATCTACAGTGGAAAAGACACAACCGATATTTTCATCGATGTATTCTTTATCCCAAGGTCGAGGGAACTTCTTTTTT